CAAACAATTACCCGATCTAATGCGGCATCTACAGGATGACACCACAAGTCCTTACCAAAGCATACACATGACCACTAATCTATCCCCGGGATCTAAGTGGTGGAAAACATGGAATGCCAATACTGAAATGATGCAGCGTAGAAGTATCACAGCCAGTTATCATGCAGAACATGCCAAGGAACAAGAGTTCGGGGACAAGTGTCTACAACTTATGGAAGATCAAATATTTGTAACTATAAATCAAGTAATGGTACCGGAAAACTTTTGGGAACTTTATGAAAGATGTGCTAGATTTCATGCCAAGGGAATAAATGTTACACTGAAACCGCAGAGTGATCCTACTGCCAGTTTCCTAGTAAGTGGTTATACTGATGAAATGATAAACCTAATGCAAACAGGATTCCCTCAGGTAGCACGGGGTGAGGATTTATACCAGATCGCGTTATATGATTCTGAAGATCGAGAATATCTGTTTGATCAGGCAGAAAGATTTAATGCATTCGGGTTCAATAAGTTTCAAGGGTGGCAGTGCAACTCGGGATTTCAAAGTGTTATTATACGAGGCAACGAAGTTAAAAGAAGTTATAGTTGTCATGATCGGCCTCTAGGTACCATAGATGCTGGCTTCAAATTATTTGATGCTCCTAAAACCTGTATCACTACCAGCTGTGTCAGTTCTGCAGATAGTAAAATACCCAAACAACATGTCTAGATTAATCGCATTTGGATGTTCATTGACCTACGGTCATTGCCTACCGTCTAGGGATCTAGCATGGCCCAACCAATTATCTAGAGTGTTGGGTCTCGACTGTGTAAACATGTCTCGAGTTGGATCTAGCAATAAGCAAATATGGCATGATCTAATAAACTTTGATTTTCAAGAGGATGATGTGGTGTTTGTTCTATGGTCGTATCCGAGTAGAAGCTGTGTGCTTAAAAATAAAAAAGAATCGGTTAGCATCGGGCATTGGATGATCGAGGAATCTGAATTGTCTAAAACATTCTATGAACAATTCTATACAAAATATGACATGGAGACCCAGAGCAAATTGTTTGTGAGTCATGCTAATCTTTTTTTAGCAGATAAAAAAATAACAATATATAATCTATGCATAGAAAAGTCTCACACACTGTTGTTTGAAATGGGTGTAAATCATATTCCCTTACACTTTGGATCTTATGAAAAGATCTTCCCTAAAGCAGATGACAATCTACATCCTGGCGTGGATGCCCACGCTATGTTCTCTAGAGATATTTTAATGCATCTAGGAAGAACCGAATATAAACATATTCCAAAAAAGAATCCCATGAGTTTGGTAGAACGATTATCGCAGCCATTCGATTTTAAAAACTTCTATGAACAACTTAGAAAACTAATAAAGAGATTGTAATGTACAATATCGCAGAAATCGAATCAGTTCATTTTGAAATTACCAATAAGTGTCAGGCTAGGTGTCCAATGTGTCCTAGACGCATACTCGGTGGTCCAGAAAACCCATTCGTTGAGCAGGCTGAAATTTTGCTAGATGATTTTAAAAAATGGTTTCCTGTGTATTTTATCAAGTCTTTGAAAAATTTTATCATGTGCGGTAATCTAGGAGACCCTATAGTTGCCAAAGATACACTAAAGATCTTTGAATACATCAAAGATATCAATCCCGGTATAGAACTACATATGCATACCAATGGCAGTGGCAGATCCAAAGACTGGTGGGAAGGTATGGCCGCACTAGATGTGATAATAACTTTCGGTATTGATGGTCTTGGAGATACCCATCACTTGTACAGAATAGATACTGATTGGAATAAAATAATTGCCAATGCTAAAATTTTTATCCAGGCAGGGGGTAGAGCTCGATGGAATATGTTGGCATTCAAACACAACGAACATCAAATAGAATCTTGTCAAGAACTTAGTAAGTCTCTAGGGTTTGAAGTTTTTGAAGTCAAACATACTAGTAGATTTAAAACAGAGCAATGGCGGGCTATCGACGACCTAGGCAGGACTGTACATGTCCTAGAACCTACAGCAAGAAGCCTATCCATGATACCTAAAATGATTGAAGCAGAGGCTGAAATTAAACCGTTCATTGATTGCAAAGCAGTTAAGAGCAAACAAATTTATGTCGCAGCCGACGGAAATGTTACGGCCTGTTGTTGGGTTGACAGCAAATGGAAAGCTCCCATGGACGATTATAGAATTGATTACATGGACAAAATTGGTGTATTCCATAATCTTAAAAATAATTCTCTAGAAGAAATATTTAATAGTGGATATTTTAGAGATATTGCAGATACTTGGTCCACATGTGCATTAAAAGAATGTTCTAAGCAGTGCGGAAGTTTTAATAAATTCGGAGAACAATTTGAAAATAGATCTTGAACATCTACATTATTGGATGTGTGCGATCAGAGAAAGCAATGACCCTAAACGCACACTAGATGCATTCTGGAAAGGCCAGATGCAGAGCAAGGAATGGTTGATAACAAACCTTAGACCGTTTATTAAAAACTGGGTTCGGATTGAAATACACGGGGGGTGGGTTGGTGTATTAGCTAGTATGCTATTTCAAAGTGATATTCCTGCCAAGTATATCCTAAGTGTTGACATAGATCCCGAATGTGAACCCATCGCAATGATGATGAACAAAGGTGAAGAACAGGTAGGAAAGTTTCGTGCATTAACCGCAGACATGTGTGAAGTTCCCACACACGGTGATATTATCATCAATACCAGCTGCGAGCATATAACACAAGACCAGTATGCCGCATGGTTAAACAACATTTCTGGAGATCCGTTATTGGTATTACAAAGCAATGATTATAGAATTCCAGAACATGTAAGAACCGCAGATTCTCTAGAAGATTTTAAAAATCAATGCGGTGTTAATGTTTTGTGGTCAGGATCGTTAAAACTACAACTATATACAAGATTTATGATTGTTGGAAAATTAAAGAGATAATTTCTTTTCTATGTAAGACTTTATTATTTGATCTTTAAGAATTTTTAGATTAGAACTTCTATTCTGTGAGTTTTCAGACAATGCCTGTTCAACTGACACTCCTTGACTCATGATGCCCCAAACTGCAAAAATGCCTGCTTTAGATTCAAATGGTCCTTGCAGCGGATCATATTCCTTCGACAACTTCCCAAACGAAAAGATATCTCCGTAATCATTCTTCCAAAAGATCTGCGGTGTTGATAAACTAATATTATGTTGTTCGAACGATGTCCGGTCCTCATATTTTTTTATTTCATCTTCGCTCATTTCGGAATATCCAAATTTAGAAAAATCTTCACCAAACGCACTTAGTACTTTGTTTTCTCCTATCTTTGGAATTGATAAATTCCAAAAATGCCAATGCTGATCTTTCCAATTTTCTTTCAACCATTGAATTGTTTTTTCTAATGATTCTTTTGGCTCTAAAGGAAGCCCTGCTATCAATGATGCAGTTCCCCGATAATATCCTACATCGGATAACATGCGTTCCCTGATTTTTAACATGGTTTCTTTAGTTGTATCCGGAGACATCCCTTTGCCGATTATTTTTCCAGTAGGATGATTAAAACTTTCCACTCCATAAAAATGTCCCCATATCCTACACCTCACTAATAGATCGAGTTGATAGGGTTTGGCATTAACTAAATCCAATCGAATGAACCCAGCAAAATTGGGTTTAAAATTAAGACGCTCTACTGCCGATGCTAATTTTTCTAACTTAGTGTCTCTTTCATTTATTGTTTCGTCGGCAATTAGGTAGTTGGTTATTCCCCATCGGTCGTAGTTAGACTGTAATTCTTGGTATAATTCATCTTCACTTGTTGATGTATCTTCTTTTAATCCTAACACAGGACTATCACAAAATTTGCATTTAAATCTACAACCCCTAGCTAGTTCAATGGTTAATACATCTGCACTTCTCATAAAATCTCTATCTTCGTATTCTATCCTGTATGTCTCCAACGGCCACGCAGGATAGAATTCGAGAGCATCAGTGAACCATCCTTTGAAAAAAGGCTGTCCTGTAGGCTTCTTTGTACCGTTTCCAAATTCATAATTTAGAACCTCAGTAATGGCATGTTCACCGAATCCGTAAATGTAGTA